TTCTCCGAGCAACCCGTAGCTGCAGAAAGAATGAGAGATAAGCTAACAGAAATAAAAACACTACTAGGATATGGCGGATCAGAAGTCTTTCCAAAACAAATACAATTAAAATCAGCAGATGATACAGGTAACTTTTTAAACCTACCATACTTTGGTGGTGAAGATACTACACGTTATGCATTCAGAGCAGATGGTGAAGCTGCAACACTAGAAGAATTTTACACTATATACAGTGAGATAAAACAAAAAGACATTACAAAAATAAAAATAGAAAGACCGCAATCAGAGTACTCGGATGCACCACCATGTATAGAACTTATGGCAATAAATAAAATTCCAGAAGGTGGTAGAAATAATTCTATGTTTCATTTTGGTGTGTATGCTAAAAAGAAATGGCCGGCAGAATGGAAGAGTAAGATGACATTGTTTAATGCAACAGCATCTACAACACCCTTAAGTGAATCTGAAGTAGAAATAATTAAAAGACAACATGATAAAAAAGAATGGGGTTACAAATGTAATGATACTCCTATGTGTAACTTGTGTGATAAAAAATTATGTAGAGAAAGAAAGTTTGGTATTGGTGAAGAGATAGTATTTCCTGCACTAACTGACTTACAAAAAATTAAATTAGAAAAACCATATTACTATTTAAACGTAGATGGTGAACGACTACATCTAGAAAATGTAAAATATTTAAAACAACAAAGTTTATTTCAAGAGGCTGTTATGGAACAATTAGATTTTAAACCACCAACAGTTAAACCTAAAGATTGGGACATGATGATAAACCCATTGATGAAGAATCACGAACCAATAGATCCACCTGAAGGTGTGGGTACAAGTGATCAATTACAAAACCACTTGGAAACTTTTTGTTTAGATAGACACGTAGGATCAGACATAAAAGATTTAAAACGTGGTGGTGTACTTACTAAAGAAGGTTGTCATCATTTTATATTTGATAGATTCTATAATGATTTTTTAATTAGAAGACGTTGGGATATTGGTTATCAAAGAACAGCACAGATGTTAAAAGAAACATGTAACTGTGATGACAAACGTATTGGTAAAGAAAGAATATCTGTGTTTGTAGTTAAACAGTTTGATAAAAAAACTGATGATTATAATCAAAAAGTTTTAAAAGAGGAGTCACCTTACTAATGAAAACAATAGTACTAGGACCACCAGGTACAGGTAAGACTACAACTTTGTTAAATAAAGTTGATGACTATCTAAAGCAAACTGATCCTGACAAGATAGGTTATTTTGCATTTACACAGAAAGCTGCACACGAAGCAAGAGACAGAGCAATTAAAAAATTTAATCTAACAGAAGATGATCTACCATACTTTAGAACACTACACTCGTTAGCATTTAGAAGACTTGGAATAAAAAAAGATCAAGTAATGCAGCAAAGACATTATAAAGATTTAGGTAGTAAGATAGGTTTTCCTGTAACATACGCACAGTATCAAGAGGATCAAGGAAATGTATTTAGTTCTGACAGTGAATATTTAAGAATTATTCAACTAGCACAACTTAGAAATATTACACCAGAACAGCAGTTTGATTTACATGAACACACACAAGACTTAGAAAGAAGCACACTTAGAATTATACACAATGAATTAAAAAGATATAAAAAAGATTATACTCTTATAGATTTTAACGACATGATTTTAGACTTTACAAAATCAGATAAGTCACCAAACTTTGATGTAGTATTTATAGATGAAGCTCAGGATTTATCACTGATGCAATGGGACATGGCTAAATCCATTTGGAATAAAACAAAAGATTCTTTTGTGGCTGGAGATGATGATCAAGCAATATACAAGTGGGCTGGAGCAGATGTAGATTCTTTTATAGCACTAGAAGGACAATACTTACCATTAACACAATCATTTAGAATACCTGCTAAAGTGCATGGATTAGCCATGGGTATTATCAATAGAATTAAAAATAGAATAGATAAAACTTGGGAGCCTAGAGTTAGTCAAGGTAGTTTACACAGACATTTTGATGTTGAAAGTATAGATATGTCTACAGGTGATTGGTTAGTTTTAAGCAGAACTAGACATATGTTAAATGACATAGGTGAGTCTTTGTACAGACAAGGTTTTTATTATAAAAATAGATACAAAAGAAATACAGAAAAAGAAATACATCAAGCAGCTACATCTTGGGAACATTTAAGACAAGGACAGTTGGTGTCTTATAAAGAAATAGAAAATATAATTAAATTTATGGGTCCTAAAAATTGGCATGCTAAAAAAATAAAAGGTATGGCCAAAGGATCTTTTTATGGAATAGATCAACTCGTAAGTGATTATGGTCTACAAGTTAAGACAGTTTGGTATGAAGCATTTGACATTGCAGGTCAAACTAGAGTAAACTATTTAAGGAAGATGAGAAAGAATGGTGAAAAATTAAACGAAGCACCCAGAATTGAACTATCTACTATACATGCAGCGAAAGGTGGAGAAGCAACTAATGTTGTATTACTGACAGATCTTACAGAAAATACTATGCGAAGTTATGAGAGAAATCCTGACGACGAGAATAGATTATTTTATGTAGGTGCAACACGAACAAAAGAAAATTTACACATAATAGAACCAAAGAAATATGAGAAAGGATACATACTATGACCAACAGTGAAATATTTAAGAAATCAGTTTATGATTCTTTAGATAACCAGGTAGGCGGTAAACACTACCGAAACATGAAAATACAACCTGCAGAATTTATTAATGAGAATAAATTATTATTTGCGGAGGGCAATGCTATAAAATATATTTGCAGACACCAATCAAAAGGAAAAAGACAAGACATTGAGAAAGCAATACACTATTTAGAAATGATATTAGAAAGAGATTATGCCGAGTAAAAGTATTATTAAAAAAACAATAGAGATTGATAAACATCTATTTGAATTAGAAATATACCCCAGACTAGTTTCTTGGGAAGTGTTTCCACAAGACCATGATGCAGCTTTATATGCATTTAGTAACAAAGACACATTAAATAAAACAATAGAAACCAACCACATATACGAGAAAAGGAAAAAATGACATGCAGATACCTTTGTTCAAACCACAAACCGAATGGCTACCACCGGAAAATTTTCCAGACCTATCTAAGTATGATGAAATTGCAATAGACTTAGAAACTAAAGACCCAGACCTAATGAAGATGGGGTCAGGATCTGTAGTTGGTAGAGGTGATGTTGTAGGAATAGCTGTGGCTGTTACAGGCTGGTCAGGATACTATCCTATCGCTCATGAAGGTGGTGGTAATATGGATCGTAAAAAAGTTTTAAAATGGTTTCAAGGTGTATTAGATACACCTGCAGATAAAATATTTCACAACGCCATGTATGACGTGTGTTGGATTCAAGCGCTTGGTCTAAGTGTTAGCGGTAAAATTGTGGACACGATGATTGCTTCGGCCCTAGTTGATGAAAATCAAATGCGCTATGACTTAAACAGCTGTGCTAAACGATACACCGGTAAGACAAAAAGTGAAAGTGATTTATATGCTGCAGCTAAAGATTGGGGTGTTGACGCCAAAGCAGAAATGTATAAACTACCTGCCATTTATGTAGGTTCCTACGCAGAAAAAGATGCAGAGATAACTTTAGAGTTATGGCAAGAACTTAAAAAAGAAATATTACACCAAGATATAACTTCTATTTTTGATATGGAGACCGAATTGTTTCCTTGTCTGGTATCGATGAAATTTCTTGGCGTGAAAGTGGACGTTCAAAAAGCTCATACAATGAAGCAAGAGCTATCGCAGCAAGAATCCACATTAATCCAAGAAGTAAAAAAAGAAACAGGAGTAGATACTCAGATATGGGCAGCAAGATCGATTGCACAAGTTTTTGATAAACTGAAACTAGACTATGATAGAACTGAGAAAACATCAGCTCCTTCCTTTACTAAAAATTTCCTGCAGAATCATCCTCACCCATTGGTGAAAAAGATTGCTCAGGCTAGGGAGATTAATAAAGCTCATACTACATTTATTGATACCATATTAAAGCATTCACATAAAGGTAGAATACATGCTGATATTAATCAATTAAGATCAGAT